CATATCTGGGTACTTATCGTCAATATAACGGCTGACAATATCTTCAGCCGTATCTCCTACAAAAAGAGCTTTAGTACCATTGCTACCAGGCATAGCCTTAAATTGATCGGGGTACTTTTCTAACAACTCATCTGCTGAAATAAATGGCTCTGGGACATGGACTTTTTTTCTCTTTGCTTCTCTGAGCAGGTGATTCCTTCTGGCATCCAGTCGTGCCTTTTGATTGCGTAGCTTGCCCATTTTGTAAGCAATCCTCGCCTTGTCCATCATTTCATCTTCAGTCATCATCCTGCGATTCAGACGCTTTTATTCTGTAGGCAGTCACAGGTCTCCTGATTCTCTGGCCGTTAGACCCGACATTCCTGGTCTCTACGATTTTAGTCGTGCAGTCCAATCGCCCTGCCTCTTCTAAGACATCCAAACGTGCGTAGACAGAACTGGCACTCATTTGCATTAGAGATCGTAATTCTTTCATCGTATAGACGTTTTCTTCATCTCGCTGTTTCCCAGCAGAAAAAGCCTTTTCGATCTCTTCCATAATCTGTTCGGACGTTAGATGACTCATTTTTTCCCCTTAATCGGTGTTGTGCGTGAAACTTCTGAGAGCAATGGCTTGACCTCTATCTGCCCATCATCACTAATGATAATAACGAGTATGCCGATGCTCGCCATATTTTCTGCTGCGATTCTATGGACCCATTCAGTCGCAAGCTGGAAGGCTGGGCAAGCAATCATTCGGGTTACGCCTCTGTGATCGTAACCACTATCCATATACTGATGGTTGTGTGAGCGTATTCCCAAGTCTGGGGGTCTTTTCTCGTCCCATGCTTTTTGTACGTCACCTCGTTTCATCTCTTGCCACATCTCTAGTGCGTTCTCAGCCCATACGTCGAAAGCATATAAGGAGCTATAGGAGCGTCTCGTGTTCGCCCTTTGGCCCATTCTACCATGATGAGCAATGTCAATTCTGACATCACCAATGTCTAGCCTACGTCTGTAGCTGGAGTACATCCCTGTGTCGGGGTCTTGCTCGACGGGCCACCCTTCTTTGTACAAAGCCCTGGCGATTCCTTCTTCTGACTCTGCCGATCTTCCGACATGAGCAGAAGTTCCACGAACTACATGAATTTGTTTCGGTTTAAGTCCTAACGGGACAGCCAATGACTCCATTGCTGTTCGGATGTGGATACCTGTGAGTGGACTGGCTATCTGGGCTGTCCTATGATGATCTCCATCAATTAAATCACCATTCAAAACTAGGTGTAGGGTGTTCCTTCGTGCTAATCCTTGAACGACTTTCCAGTGCTTTTCCCATTCTTCCCATAGCCATAGCTGTGCCTCCGAGGGATCGTACCAACCACCATCATCAAGTTCGATTCCCGTAGCTGGACACAACCCGATAGTTGATCCACAGTGCAAATCCCCTGCAATCGCTATGACAGTAGACATCACTCGCCCCAGAGGGCGTATCCTACTCCTAATCCTGCTACTGCGAGCCACCAATCAGCCTTAATGCGTAGCCCAAGCGATGGCGTAATAGAACTCCTGAGAGCTTCGATCTCCAACTGCTGTATCCGAGTCCTATCCTCGTATTCAGTTACCACATTCCTAAGACTGATAATCATCTCATTCTGGGTCTGTGACCTGAGTCTATCGGCAGCCGAAATTGCCTGTTGCACTTCCAGTGAAGTCTCCAGCGATGCAATCTGAAATTCGTATCCTTCAACCACCTCGTCTAACTGTGCTTGTGCTGAGTCACCTAGACTAGCCCTGAGAGCCTCTGTAGTCGATTCTAAGGCACTTCGTGCCTCTTCCCTATCACTTACTAAGGAATCAAGCTGAGATTCTCGTAAAGACAGGTCTTTTAAATAATCCACTTCTAAGGAGTCGAGGCGTGATTGGATCGAATCTGCGACAGATTTGGCTTCATCAAGTTCAACAGCCTGGAGTTCTAGTTGTTCGGCATGGGAGTCAGCGATGCCACTGTAGTATTTTGCTCGCATAGAAAACTGCACAGCCAACCCCAACAGAATCACGACCACAACGGCCATGACAGTGGTTGGTGTAATTCTTACCATCGTGCTGGGGCAGCCCTTCCCAGTTTACCCCTCACATCTAAATGGGTAAAGGTGTCGTAACGGCCAATCCCGAAGGTTTTAGATTCTGGGTGCATCTCTAAAGCTACTGCGACTTGCCTTGGTGTGAAACCCACCTTGACTATATCACAAGCACCAAGAGTTAGATGCATGGAATTAGAAACACCACCAATAGATCGGTTATAATCCCTATCACGATACCATGAATTGATAAGCACTGGAGCAGTTACGTCATACTCTCTTAGCCATTCAAGCACTCGTATGAGCAGTAAGGCGTTTTTAAGTTTCGGTAATACAGGGGCTTCCAGGCAACAGCCGTTTGCTTCTCGGCCCACGTCTGCGATTTCAAGTGGTGAAAAATGCTTTACGCCATTCTCATCCAGAAAGGCTTGGCATAATTCTACCCATTCACTTCTCTCCACCATCTGCAAATCCTCTGTCATTGTCTTTCAGCTTGGGTCTGCGTGGCTCCCTAATTGCTGATCCGATTCCCTTTGCGACTGCTCCTACTTGTGGACCTAAATATTCTGCGATCCTTGGGCCAGCAGCCCACATCAATAAGCCAGTGAATATCGTACCCAATAATGCGTAGACTGCGTTTTCTACTTGAAACCATAAGGCCGAATCACATACGATTAATACTGCCGTAAAGACTAAAGACCCGACAAGCAATGTACGAGATGCACTGAGCTTGCCCTTTTCATCTACTAATATCTGCCGTAGTTCACTCATTAGGACATAAACCTTGCATATCCCATAGCTCCACCACCAGCAAGACCAACAGGCAACAGTAGTCGGATGTTTATCATTTCATATATCTTGCTTGCGTCAGACTCTTTCATAAGCTGTGTCATAAAGTCATCAAAAGGCATCTGGTTCCCAGACCTGGCCCACAGCCTTGAAAGAGAGTCCCTAGTTGTATCCCCACTGAATAGATTTTTCAGTGCCGAAGCTGCCTGGTCTGTCTGGCCTAACTTCTGTTGGATGTCATTCATATAGCCTTGTATAGTAGCTTCCTCTACCTGTTCTTTCATTAGCTGCCTAAACCCCTCGTCTTTCTTGGGAAACATATCATCGACATTCCTTTGTAACTCAGAAATCCGTTTGTCAATATTCACCCTAGTCGCTCCCTTGGGTGTCCACTTAGAGTCTTCAAATGCTTCCCTAAATATTCTTGCTATCTTAAACTTTTCTAGTGCTTGTTGCAGTTGTTGTCCTGGCTCCTTGCCTAACTGTCGCTCCATTAGTTTCTCCAGTTCGTCTAATGCCCCTTCGTATTTCATCTTTGACTGGGGATTCGCTGATCTGGCTGCCCTTAAAGCACCATGTAAATCCATGACTTGCTGTCCGTTTAGCTGTCCAGTTTGATTGAATTTCTTAAAATCTGCATCAGTTAAAACTTCTTCTGCGTGTTTCGCCACAGTTTTTCCAACTTTAAGTTTGCCACCCACAAGAGGGCCAGACACGAACTGTCCCTTCTTATTACGAGGAACTTTTGCACCTACAATCCTAAACTTCACAGAAGCAAGCGTTTTGAATTTATCAAACGCAGGGTTTATCATACTATCCATTTCATCAAGGGTTCCAGTCATTACATCTGAAAACTGCCCACCAGGGCTTATCCCTTTTTGCCTAGCTGCTGCTATACCTTTTTGCAGGGCATTTGGATCGGCCACACCTGTTGTCAGTTTAGTCATCCCACTTAACAGTCCTGCCCTCGGCCCTTCTTGGCCTTCGGTAATAAGTCTGTTGACCCTTTCTGATGCACGACCTGGAGTCCTTCTGATTGCACCCACTGCTGGAATAGCCGTCCCTATCGCTCCACCAAGAAGACCACCTACAAGAGCAGATTCTCCAGCTTTTTCCAGACGCTCTCCTGTATCTGCCGAACCAGCACCATACAATCCAGCAGAAGCAGCACCTGATGCAGAACCTCTCAACGCAGACCTACCTGTACGAGAACCGAATCCTCTGACAGTTGGTCTTAGTCTTTGTGGCATCTTGGCTGCTGATGCCCCACCTCTTAATGCTCTGGCTCCCCTGACTGCCTTGCCAATCCCTGCATAGGGAAGAACCATACTACCGACAAAGCCACCAGTTTGTCCTAGCCGATATGCTGCACTTGGATCTTCGGATAATTCTTTCTGTCTTTCTAGGGACTCTTCTCTGCCACGCTCATACGCTTCTTTGAATGTCTCGCCACCAGGAGCTGATGCTTGTATGCCCTGTAACAACCCATAGGCTTCGTCACCCAACCCAAAAAACTGTTGACCTACACCTGTCGCTACGTCTTTTACACCCTGAATAAAGGATACATCCGACTTGTCGGCTTGTGGCTTTTCCTTCTGGACAATTTCTGTGGAATCAGGAGTAGGGGCAGCCGTAGCATTTTGAAGGTCTGCGACACTTTGATAACGGCCACCTGTAGTCTTGGCTATTCGCCTATTCACTTCTTCGACAGACAAACGTCCAGTAGCTATTGCTTCCTCTGCTAGTCTCAGCAGCCCTGCTTCATTAGTCTTTGCCATCTAGTCTGACCTCAGTAAGTCATCGTCAAAGGGCATTCCCCCCACTCCTGCACGAAGAGCAGCACTTTGCTCTGGAGATAGCTTCATATTTGGCCCTGTACGAACATCCATTTGTAATGCCCTTAGTTGATCCTCGTCCCAGTCTCCATAGTACCCTTTTTCAGCACCTGATAGGAGCATCTTCCTCATTTCTCTTAATTGGCCTAAATCCTTTATTGCATCCTCAAAGGCTTGGTCATCCTCGGTAAGACCCGACATTAGTTCTATCATAGGACCAAATTGACGCACCATCTCTAGCTTATGCAAAACTGCTGCTGGTGGATCATTATGTTTGACCCAAAACAGGTTCATCGCATTACCATACTCTTGCTGGTTGTACGCTGCACCTGTTGTTAATCTCAAGAACACTTCACCCATAGTTCCTGTAGCGTGTTGTGCTGCCTTATAATTTTCTTCGAGATAACTGCCTTTTGGAGCATTAATCATACTTTTAAATGCAGCCATACCACTGTCCATACTGCGTTCCCAACCTTCAACTGGGTTTCCTTCATCATCTATCATCTGGCCTGTATCAACATCAAATATATTGCTGTAATACTCTATTAGCTTTTCTGCTGATTTAACGGCCATAGGAGTCAATGCTCGTGCCATACTTTGTTTTTCACCACCACTACCTCTTCCACCTGTACCCGTACCCGTAGGTTCCTTGAGTACATAATTCCCAGCACTATCTGTGGCCCAAGTTACTGCACCCCCTGGCCCGATATAGAACAACTGCTCTGCTTGGGCTGGACCAATGCCCCAATTAGATTCTGGGATTGCATCTCCGACTGCCTCATTTTGTGCATCCCTGAGAGTTTTAATCGCATCTGGCATCACGTTCACCAAGCCACCCCTGACATTGCCAGAATCAGTAATATCTCCAAAAAGGCCACCCTGTGCGACTCCTGCTGATAACTGTGCAAGAGCTTGTGCTATCGCTAGTCGGTCATCGAACAACCCTCTGCGTTGAGGTCTAGCACTCTGACTCCCTGGTACGGCACTGGGGGTAACAGCCCTAGAGTCTAGTAATCCTGCTTGTCGTGCCTCGGCTACCAGATCAATATCTATATTTTGAGGATTATCGTAATCCCTTCCTACTTTTGTAGTCGGGGCTTCATCAGCAGCTCCTTCCCCTGTAGCTCCAATTATATCTTCCTGCTCTGGTAACTCGTCTTCCTCTTCCAAAAACTGAAATCTATGCTCTGCAGTTACTTCACCACCAATATCCTGCAAAGTCTTTTTTGTAGGTCTCATGCCAGGAATATCGGGTCCAGGCAAAGTGCCGAGAATAGCACCAGGCGTGTCCATTTGTCGCATCTTCCTGGCTACCTCTATATTCTGCCAATGTATTTTTGCTTTTTCGGGGTCTGTCTCTTGTGCAGCTAAATCTGCCTGTCCTACTATGTAGTCATCCCAGTCATTGTTTCTTTGTATCTCGGCTTGATCCTTTGATCTCTGAGAAGAGCTATAGGGGGAATCACTAATCGTTTCTGGGATTTCTGATTCTGCCATGAAAGTCTTCATGGTCAGTTCGTCTGCTTGTCTTCCCCTCTGTCGTGGGAGCCTCAACCAGTTCCTGTAGCCCTCTAGTTGAGCAGCCCTCTCAGCTTCTTGTTCGGCTTCTCGCCTTTTCCGAATGTTGCTCACATACTGATGTGGCTCTGAGCTAAACATACCTTCACCTGGGGCTTCGCCAACAGGGAAACCAGAAAGCGTTTCCCTAAAGCCACCTAGTATATCCGTACCACCACCAGCCATCGCAGCCTCAAAAGCATCAGCTTCTGCATTTCTGCGTTTCCTATTTCTTGCGTATCCAGTTTTGTCTGCATTATCCCCTGCTAACGCCCTTATAGCGTCTGGCATAGCATCCCAATCGCCTTCTCGTAGTGCTGTAGTAAATAGACGATCTCCCATTTTTGCCTTGTCGGGATTGGGGTGATTTTCACCTAAAAATGTATGGCTCCCTAACCCATAATTCCACGCTACAGAGACCAACTGTGCTTGAGCGTCTGGGGGCAATGCGTCCCAACTGCCCTCTGGTATCAACCTAATGATCCCAGGAACTGTTTCCTCTTTCATCTCTCTGTCGGCAGAAGCTAGTAACTCTTCCTCAGTAAAACTCATCCCTTCTTCGACTGGTATGGGTGGGCCACCATCGGGAGGGAAGTAGCGATGCTGCCCAGCCCCAACTGCCCAGCCACTGCTTCTCTCTTCTTTGGTCTCTGCATCTACAGTGATGTCATCATAGGATTCGGTTTTCATCCCCTCATTGGCTAATATATACTGAGCAATGGTATCCATTGCATTGACAGGGATTTCTGGCAGCTCTGGCCCTGCTTGTTCCTGCACCTGATTAGCAGCATCCTTCATAAATAAAGGGATTTCGGGAATCTGTGGGCCTTCACTAACTGTTTCTTCGGTTTTGGTGTCGAACAATTCTCCATCCTGACTGATAATCCTATTGGGATGATCGTCATCTTTGAAGGCAGAGGGCCAATGCCCTTCTTCGTCATCTAGTGGGTTATAGCCTGATTTCCACGCACCACGATAGTCGTACTTATGCAATGCGTGATCTGGGTCTGGATCTATACCAAGCTGAGAGGATACGCCTCTATACCAGGATTGAAACTCTTGTTCTTCATCATCAGTAAGAGGTGTCCGTTGACGTTGCGTGGTGTCTGTTTGTAGTAGACCACCTGGCAGTCTCTGTAAGTCCCTAGCTGCCTCTGCACTTAGTGGCTCACCGAAGTCATCTATTGGTCCTCTTGGTAGCTCACCATGCATTAAAAGGTAATTACCCATTCCAGTCCCAGACAATAAATCTGGTGAGAGGCCTTTAACACTTGGGTCGGCAGAAGCTGCAATCCTGTCTTCCATGCTAGTTGGACCCATATAGACGCCCGTGTCTTTCGCTTCCCAAGCATCATCTGTACTAGCGAATGGCGTTTTATTTGCCCTGAGTCTGCCCTGATTAACCCTTCCAAGTATAGAATCAGCGATTCCTGTAGAGGATGTCGCAGGTTCAGGAAGGTCTGGGGCTAACAAACCAGGAGTAGTAATAGATACATCGCTCGGATCTATCTTACCCAGATTGGCTAATCTTTCGTCCTCCTCTTCACTTAACTCTAGTAGAGGGGGACTCATAGTCATACGCTGTCCAGAATTATTACCGAACAGCCGTCTTAACTGAGATAAATCTAAAGCCATATTTCTATCCTATTGTGATAAATATTTTACCTTGGTCCACCACTACCTCTAGGGTCGAAGCTAGGAAGATTGGGTAGTGTGACTGCATCTGGAACACGATTAGGTAGTCTTCGTGGTGCAGTTCGTCTTTGAGGAGTTCCACCAGCGAGCAGTTTCTTCAAGCGTTCATTTTCTATTTCTTCTGGTGTCATACCCCCACCACCAAGCAACTCAGCTAGTGTAAGAGCAGTGCTGCCGACTGTCCCTGCAGTAGCTAATGCTGTTTCAAATTTACTCCTTCCTTGTGCTGTTCTTTCGGTGTCTCCTTCTGGCATCATGCGTCTCAAAAGCTCAAGCTCTCTGCCACCACCTTCCTGCTGACGTAGCCATTGTTCGTATTCTTCGGCACGTTGCTGGTTAGCTATCGCTTCCTGGTCTTTACCCATATCCATTATGCTCGTACCAATGGCTCTTTCTTCTTGTCCGATTGTGGACCCTATATTTGTGCCAATTTGGGCAGCACGAAGTCTAGCGTCACGTTCTGCTTGGGTCTCCTGAGACTGTATCTCAGCTTCAGCTAAACGAGCCTGTTGCTGCCTAGCTACATCGGCATCCATACGGGCAGCAGCAGAATCAAAGCCCTGTCTTCTTATATCAGCTATCATTCTGGCTTCCTGGCCAGCAGCTTCAATATCTTCAAGTGCTGCACGGGAGCTAGTAGAGCCAAACGCACCAGCTTGAGCTTGTCTGCCTTGTCGTTCTGACGTTATTCTGTCTGCTTCTCTTTGGGCTGCTTCTATTTGTGCATCTACACCAGCAGCATTCATATAGGCTTCGATTCCTTCGCCTTCTGGCCTATTTAGTACAGAAGCCCCATCTACTGTAGTTCTAGCCGTTGGATCAGCCGTTAGTATGTCACCCACTGCTGCACTCGCAGTGTCCATAGCACTCAGGCTTGCTGGTGTGAACTGCTCACCATCTGCTGGTGGCTGACCTCCAGGTGGAGTCATTGTATCCATTGCAGGAGGTCTATATCCTGGCCCACCAATAGGTTGAGCAGCAGCCTGTGCATCCTGTCTAGCCCGTGTTGCTGGATCGTTAGACAAACCTACTGGCCCTGCTAAAGACGGGTCTTGATAAAGCATTCCACCACCACCAAATTCATCGCTACCACCACCTGGTGGCTGTAGCTGTGCTGGCCCCCGATCTGGAGTATCGTACTCTATTTGAACACGAGCCATGTCAGTGCTTGGAGCAGCACTCTGTCTCGTATCCATTGGCATACCTTGTGGTGTTCCTTGTTGTTGGAAACCTGGAACATTCGCATTAGCAGCAGTATCTACACCACGTTGCCTTCTGCCTTCGGCTTCCATTGCAGCAGCCCTAGCATCAACTTCTGCTGGATTTGTTGGAGGTGGCCCAAAAGTGGTAGCTGTTGGAATACTCGCATCTGCTACTGCACCGACAACATTGGCCTGATCCGTTCCTACACCACCTGGCGATCCTACTGTTGCATCCCCAACAGTCGGTGGAGCTACAGTGGGTGCTGCCATTGGGTCTATAGCTGGTGGTTGTCCTGGTGGCTGCCCTGGTGGTTGTCCACCACCACCACCTGAAGGCCCTGGATATGACCAGTTTGCTGTAGCTGTATTTTGCCACGGCTTAAATCCTAGGTTTTGCGATTGATACGCACCTGGTCCCATTAGCCTGTTCGTTAAAAACCTCTGACCAGCCTGACTCATATTGGACATTGTAGAGGTCGGCCCTGAGAATGTCGTGGAATACGGATTGGTAGCAACATAGCTTTGCGTAGCACTGTACAGATCATCCTGACGCTTTCTACTCGCAGGGTCTAGTCTAGTTCCTGTAGTCTGCTGTTGGCCTGGAGAGCCAAAAAAGCCTGGACCACCACCAGTAGCACCACCACCTCCTCCTCCACCACTTAGTTTATTGCCGAGCCATCCTACTGCTTTCGGCAAGATTGCTGATCCTATTGCTGCTAACCCTGGTATAGGCATTATTTTCCACCCTTTTTATGCTCAATTTTCCACTTTATAGTCAATATTCCTGCACTATTGGCAGAAGTTCCACTATGCGTTGATACGCTTGTTATAGTCATACTGTTGATGTCCCCAAGTTGCCCGAATTGTCTACTGTCACCTCGTAGCGAGTTCCGTTGGGACTCACTAATATCAAACGCTCATTGTTCGCTAAATCTACATCCTCAAACTTCTTGAAGTTACCCCTATCTGCTAATTCTAGCGATAGGTTCCGTTCTGACTCCCTTACGGGAGAGTATTCTGGCTGAACAGGTGGTAGTACCAGCCTACGGCCACCTGACGCTCCCGATACTATACTCATCGCCTACTCGTAGGCTGCATCTGTATCCTTGGAACACCCAAATTCCAAGCATTTGCCGACGCACTACTAACCTTCATTGTAAACTGTCTTCCTTGGAAACGTATAGATGTCGGCTCAGACAATGTTATAGAAGATGTCGTACTAGGTGTAGAAGTTGGATACATTTGGTAGCTAAAAATTAAAGTACCATCTCCTGTGCTAGTTATATCAGGGATATATTTTGTGGCCGAAACCAGTCTATCCCCATCACCGAGTTCTATCGGCCCAGACTGTGCAAATGGAACTATGGCACTATCTCCTTCGTCCTGGTATACCCCACCAACTTCCTGCTCATAAGGGTATCCAGATGTGTCGAAACAAATGGGTCTCTCAAAGACCCCCCTTGATGTGACACCACTTCTGGCTAATGTCCCGATTGCCCA